TAAAAGGAATTACCATTCACAAGAACTTTCATCTTGAGATTGCAACGCAAGTTACGAAAACGATTGATTTTCTCCTTAACATCGGAATTGCCAAAGAAATCCGTCCACGGATTGTATACTTCATATAACTGAGCACCTGGAGTCCACTGAAATTCTTGAATCTTCAATGGACGGGACAAAAAGTCCCCGAGTTCTGCATCAGTAAACCCAGACAAAGAAGTCGTGGGATCACTTTCATGCGCAATATCATAACTCCATGGTGTATCTCCGTCAACAAAGTGCACGTTCTGAGCAGACGTTTCCTTAGAAGTTTTGGAAACCGAATAGCCGGCTCCGTGGGATTGTTCAGGTGATCCCAAACCTTTCATTTCATTATTGTTCATAGAAGTAAGCTTTTTTATGTACATACGTGAAGGAGCACAGCTCAATGCGCCAACCGCAGCTATATTTATGTGGCCGACGAAACCTCCGGTAAAAACCGGTACTCTAAGGGTAGAGTGTCTACAAGTACAATGCTGTTCACTAACATGTAAAAATATGCAAAACATGGAAAATGCAGTAATCTATATATACAGGGCTATTTTAAACTTATAACCACGGATAGCTCCGGGGTTGGGTGCTTTTAAAGTCATCCCAGGACGTAATGAGGGGATTAATCTTCAACATCCCACTCATTTCCAACAGTAGAAACAAACGTAGATTCGTCAATAGGTTCCTCTTCATCACTCTCTATATAACGGTGGCGAAAATGGACAAGACGATCTTCATACGATTCGTTCAACATTTGACATGCATCATGCATCTGGTGTGCGAAGGCAACTTTCTTCATCTGGGCACGTCGAAGCTCATAAACTTCACGCCCATGTTGCCACCACTCACGTAATGCTCCGTCAATGTTGGAAATAGCTTGGTCCTCAAGTGAAACAACTTTAGACTCTAGGACAGTATGAAGAGACTTAAAAATAGAGGTCTCATCTAGTGCTCCATGAATCATACCAGTATCTTCATTAAAGATATTATGACGCTTCAAAAAATCAGCATCAGAATCCTTCATGTATTTGGTAGGCGTTGATTCCTTGTCAGGCATGGTAAAAACCATATCGCGCTCTTTCAAAAACTGAGCATACGAAATGTGGTTAAACCAATCATAGCCTTCACGGACCGAACCTTTTACGTCATCACCATACGTCATTATGGCACAATTCTGGCGAAAAGGTTCAGGTGTGGACTTAGTTGGCCACAAATGGAAATAAGCACATCTAAGTTGCAATGAATTAACAATGCAATTGATGTACACAGTAAGATTCTGTCCCGAGGGATTAGAACCACTGTGGATAATGATGTCTCCATTGTAGGCAACACAAGAGTAAGCAATTTCCGTTGCAATACCCTTCATGATCGCAAGATCATCAGCTGAGTAACGTCCACATTTCTCAGCAATTTCAATCAAAGCAGCGAAAGCAGCATTAATCAGTTGCGCGGGCATACGTAAATCGTACTTACTGTAATCACCAGCAAGAATACGATCTTTACCAAATTTGCACATAAACCGGGCAAGCTGATCCCACTCTGGACCCTGAGCATTAACGCCAACGGCGCATTCAGAGTCTAGGGGAAATAGGGAAAGCAAGCGGGCAATAGGTAGGAAATACTTGCGAACAAGCATTTGCGTAGCCCAATCGGCAGCTTGGAAAACCCGAACCTTATCTTTGGTTAATTTGGTCGGTTCATCCTTAACGCACGCTTTGAAAATGGAGTAGCAACGCTCTCCAGAAAGCAAAGTCTTCTCCATACGTTCCATTTCTGCAACGATCATTGGATCAGCCTTTGCAGGGCACTGAAATCCAGGGTAATCTAGAGGATCCAAAAGCTCTATCATTTCTCGCTTAGGTCCAGATAAAGGAAATCCCTTGGATGTGCCTTTCTTCATGGCATCAATAAATCGTTTCCCATCCTTGCCACAAAGAGTCTCCATTTCAGTCATGGGAGCTAACTCACTACGAACCCAAGTTTTAAATTCGGATTCATTGAATTTGTCAACTAAATGGTCAACATAATCAACATAAGCTTGCTCCAATAAGGAACCCTCAATTCCAGCACTAGGATTAGCAGAATGCGCCAGAGACGCTTGCCACATCCGTGTGCGATGAAATTGGGGAGCTCCATGTTCCCGAACTACACCTGTTACATCAGCAACGGTATCAGAAATAGGAAGAACACGAACTTTACTCTTAGTATGTGTAACTCGTGATCCTCCTTGCCCGAGAAACTCAACATTACTGCCAATTGGCATATAGTTGACTGGAGAATTTGGATGGATATCCTGAGAAACTAATACTTGTCTTTCGTATCGTTCAATAGGAAAAGTACCATTGGAAACAGAGGGAAATGCACCCTTCCATTTCTTATGAGCACTGGCAATAACATCAGCTAACTCCTTCTTCGTAACGATGAGTCCTTTACCCTTTGGGGTATTAGGAACACCACGAAGATGAACACACGCAATGCAATTCCTTGCATAACGCGCAATAGCTGTGCCCATGCACAAACCTGTGAACGTATTGTAGGGAAGATCATACTTGAAACCGGGTCCGCCGGATTCAGAATCCTTCACATACGAAAGACGAACAGTATCTTCAGCAACTTCACCATCTTTGCCTTTATGAACAAAGGTGGCAGAACCAGAAGCTGTTATGGACTCAGGAAACAAATGGAGAATGTCCTTAAAAACTCCACCAGAGGAAATGGATACAATACACAAATCTTTTCCTGGTACAGGAACCATATAGCTAGTGCTAACAATGGCCCTAAACGTGGAATTGAGTTGAGTAGGATCTTTCCTGGTGATAAGAGCTTTCATGTCCTTTCGATTTTTAAAAAGATGAAGGGGCATAAGAAAGACATTTCCACCAAGAGCAAGTAAATCACAGGACTGTTGAAATGCGTTCTCAACAAAAGTTCCATGACAAAGATTCTTACGAACTTCACTTACAACTTGGTCATGTGTCATATTACATGCTTTAGATGAAACATGTAACTCCTCGACAACAGCTGTTGCCCAAGGATTTTCTTCAGCATCCCGCTTCGCAATTTCCTCGACATTGGAAGGAGCAAGAGCAGACTGTTGAATGGCCACGGCCCCACGAAACATAGTAACGAAACTGTGGAGAACTTTGGCAATGACACAAAATGAGATAAATTGTATAACTTTACTTTGTCGAATAGAAGCGAAAATATCAATAGTTAAATCGCGGCGACGAGCAAGTTGAGACAATTTTACATCTCGCCAACGGGCTAACATAGCATAATAGAAAAACAAATGCAATGCCAATTCACAAATAGGAACAAAAGCCCACTGGAAACAGGAAGAACAAATGGTTGCCAACCAAAAAACAAAAAGAGACATTAAAGTCGCATATCTTACAGTACGTTCGTATTGCAAAAATTCGCGACCATGGCAAAGTAGGTATGCACGTGTGATCACAGGATTCATGAACACCCAATTAGGCATCAAGGCCAAAAATTGGTTAGTCCGTCCTCCTATGCTCTCAAACTGCGTACGTACCCAATCAAAAGTCTCTTCAAAGGAAGCTTGTTCTTCATCCTCCTCCTCATCAGTAAATCCAAACCCTTGAAGCTCGGACATGAGAGAAGAAGAAAATTCAGTAATTTCAGCATCAATCTCACAAGAACAAATAGATTGTGCGAGTTTACAAGTAGGACAATAACAGCGTGAAGCCACAAGTCCTTCACCTTTCTGAATTAACTTCCTTTGGTTTTCAAAATGGAGTTGACACATGCGCGTAACACGTCTTAGAGCATCGTCAATTCCAAGAATGAGGGGATCAGTTTCCCCATGTGCACCAACCAAGTAATTACCATTCCCACCATGTGCGTTATCGCGTGGAATATATAATTCTAGGTCCCAGACGTCGTTAACTAACGAATCACCTGGAAATGCTGCAAGTGCCTTGTTACTATCAAGACGTCGGTCAGGAAGAGCAAATTCTGCCTTAACCTTCACCTCAATGTGAATGTCAGCACGACGAACAATAGAAAAGGGCTTAATAGACCCTATTCGTCCGTGTTTTGCAAGTGGTGCATTACTGGTGATCACAAAAACACGAGGGCGAATCTCCACTTTTCCTTTTTCATGAAGATCAGCCTTATTCGCATAAGTGATCATATTGTTGTTGATATCAATGATACGCTCAGTTGGAGCTTTGTCAAGAAAATCGGCTTTGGTATTGCCCATATCATCAAAAAAGATACCAACAGTGTCGCCCTTAAGAGTCGAATCAAATTTATCAGACTCTTTAATGATAGCAACGCCCTTCGGATCCGGATTAGCACCGGACGCAGAAAGGCAATCAGCCATCATAACTTGGGAAACAGTGGATTTACCCACACCAGACTCTCCCCACAAATAAATGGTGAAGGGAGCAAAACGCATCGATCCATCAATACGCTTAGCCTGATAGGCAGCTCGGTTTTTATGAAGCACCTCACGGCGCTTTTCGAGATAGCCTTGTTGCCAAGTCCCCTTAGCAGATTTGTAGGCACGTTCAGCGAGCTCTAGAGCTTCATCAAGAAGTTGAGAATACTCAATATCGTTAATAGTGCGTACTTCACCGCGAATCTTCACAGGCTTCTCATGCAAATTGAAAACCATAGCATGTTCGTGAAGTTCAAGCAAGGGGAAATATAGGGCATCGAGTTCCTTACTTTCATCATTGGTGAAAAGCAAGGGCTCGAAAGATCCAGTGCGGAAACACTCATAACCACCTTCAATAAAACAGATGATGGTATCAAGAACAGCACCTACTAAATCAATAGCAGTATGATGTTTCTTAATAGTTCCGACACGGAAAAGGTCAACACCCTTGACAGACCACTTCAAATTAGTTACACTGCAAAGTCCAAT